GTTTTAAACTCTTCACGAAATTCATCAATATATTGGATTGCATCATCTTCAGTTCCATTCATGATAATCTTGAATATATCCTTCATCTTCTGTTTACAAGCAGAAGGAGTTGAAGAACGAATGGCCTCGATACCCATAATCTTCAGTTGTGGTTCTTTATATCGTACACCTTCCGAATCATACACGTTCATGATGTATCGTTTCTTTGCAGTCCATACTGCCCGATCCGCAATATTCTCACGTTTCATGACCATCTTCTGATCAAATGCATTCATGTAATCTTTTAGTTTTTGATAAGACTTGTCTATAATCTTTTCCATTTGTTCAGAACAAACCTTATCAAGAAAATCTATAACTTTAGTCTTGTCTACATCTTTATCGCCGTAAACAGATTGAACCAGTTTATCCATAGTAATGTAAACTGAATCTGTATCTACGGCCACAACATAATCTTCATCAGTCTTGAGAATTTCGTTGAGATATCGATTGATCTCTTTCTCAATCCACTTGATAGATAATTGTCCAGAAGTAGTAATGGCCTCTGCAACTCTCTGATCAAAAAATCGGAAATGTTGATTTCCCATCGCACCAAATGCAGAGTTGAGAGTAATCTTCAGATTGAGTTGCATATTATGATACTTGGAAATCAATTTCTGCAACTCTTTTCTTTCGTTGAAATCCTTTTCCTTCTGCAACTTTTTCTTCACATCGATCATCATGCCTTTGAACTTCACCCTATCATTATAAATCTGTTGCATCATCTCTGGAAGAAACCCTTGTTTTCCGATCTGATAGAATTCGTTGTTTGGAGTGTAAGTCAATTTGTATTTCTTCAGATTTTCCAAATCAATATTTTGATCCAACAATCCTTCCACTCCTGGCCGGGCATCTTTGATTTCCTGTAACTCACTTGGAAGTTCATCCGTAATCAATGTCTCTGGTGAAAGATTGTACTGCATAATCAGATGAGGATATAGAGAATTCAAATCAAAATTCACAACCCAATTGTGAGCCCCAAGAATTGGTTCTTTCACATATGCACCTTCAAATTGAGAAGATTTGTGGGAAGTTGTCTTGGGCGGAATGACAATATTTTTCCTGAGAAGATTATTGTAAATCAGAGAATCCCACATTCGTACTTGACCAAATGTATTCTGATAATTTACCTTACTGAGATATGCAAGTGACACAACCATCTCAAGTAGTTTCATCTTACCCTCAAGTTGTTCTACCAATTCCACATCCTTGATGTTGTATTCGATGAACTTTTGATAATCGTTTTTGTAAAGTAAATGGAGAGAGCCCTGTTCCGAATAGTCCAACTTACTTTCACCCAATTCTACATGAGCAATATGATCTAATCGATATGACTCTTGATTGATGTATGTGAATTTACGATATGTCGAAAGATAGTCAAGAGTCTCCACACCCATAATAGAATAGGCCTGAAGTTCTTTTCCACCCATACCAAACATCATGTACTCTCTAACCTTTCTCCAAGGCGAAAGTAATCGATAAGGATTCTTCTTTTCATCGAACATTCTTTTTGCACGATTCACAAGATACGGAATATCAAATGTTTCGATGTTCCACCCTGTAATAATGTCAGGTGATTCCCTATCCCACATTTCAAAGAACTTCTGAAGAAGTGCCCGTTCTGAATCGAACCGAAAATAGAAAACATCTTCTCTATCATGAACAAATTCACCTCTACCGAAAACATAACACTTACCATCAATCTTGAAAGTGATGGCCGTTACTTCTTCAGTTGCATTTTCGATACTTGGAAAACCATTTTCTGAACCAACCTCAATATCAAGATATGCAATCCTAATCATCGAGAAATCGTAATCGATATGTTCTTCTGGAAAATGTTCTGCAATAAATGAAAACTCAAACTTATCATTTCCGTAGATACTGAAGTTGTCCACTTCGTTGTATTTGGAAATAAAGTCTTTGCACTCCTTCATAGTTCCTGGCTGAATTGCTCCAACTGGTTTACCTTCCAGAGTGCGAAACTTGGTTTCTTCTTTGGTGGGTATGTATAGAGTAGGATGATACTCTATTCTATCTTTAAATCTTTTTCCATCATCAGAGATACCTCTGAATAGTATATTGTTTCCTAGTGCAGCGACATTGGTATAAAAACTCATTAACTATTCTTTATCAAAATTGTGATATTTAATATAGTTCACTTCTAACTTATCTAACTTATTATAACATATTAAAATGTGTTTGTCAATCCAATTCTTTCTCCCATTAAACTGCCCAATTAAAAATAAAAATTGTAGGTAAACTAACCACACATATTTCATATTCTCCCCCTTTACTTGAGAAGACCTTTTTTATATTGCGTCTTCCCCTTAACTCTAAGAGCTGTTAAAGTCGTTCCACGATTTGATCCGTCCTTTTTATAAGAACAATGTATCCATCCACTATTAGGATCTACACCATCGTAGAACTCCAAAATGAGCTGATCGAATTCCAAATGTTTTGCAATCCATGCTGCGAGATCTGGATTCGATATTCGTGAAGATTCAAAATCGGCTGCTTCTCCGTTGCAATGTTGACTCGTTTTCGACCCGCCGACTTTTGCATTAAGTGCAGGAGAACGATATCCACTATTGACACGAATTGGCCCGAACTCATTTCGTACTGGTTGTAATATAAAATTACAAAGATTTACCAGATTGATAACGTGTTCTCTGGTAGCATCATTTGAGATTCCAAGTCTATCTGCTGTGGAACTTTTTATCATTTCTGGATATGAAAAGTTCTTTGTCAGATATCCGTTATATGTTTCTGCCATAACATTCCTTTATTCTTTTCTAATATCAAATGATCCTGTAGACGGATCAAATTTTAAAACAACTTTCATTTCTATTGGCATAAACTTGCCATCTTTCATCTGTACAGGAAGTTTACCTTCTACTGCACCTTTAAGAGCATCTTTTGCATTCTCAAATGTATGAGACTTGTCGCTCTTTATAATTTTATCTAATTCTTTTTTTGCGTTGTCTGGAAGTATATCATCTATCATCTTTTCAACGTGTTCTTCTGCCAGATCTTGAGCTTTATCAACTACTAATCCAGCAACTACATTGAATAGCATTCCTGCAAGTGGTATCATATTATTCTCCTTCAAAAGTTAAAAAAACAAAAACCCCTTCAAAGTATATATTCCTTGAAGGGGCTTGGAGAAATTACTTCTTCTTATGTTCAATCACAGAAGGTGATGAAATAGGAATGATACGAGGTTTCTTTTCCTCTGGCACTACTTTCTCCAAACTAATGTTCAATAGACCATTAGTGAACTCTGCACCTTTGACAATCATGTCATCAGAAAGAGTCCATGTTTTAGAGAATGCCCTTCGAGCAATTCCTCTATGCACATAATGGGAATCCGAAGCATCTTTGGATTCGATTGAACGGACTGTGAGAGTACCATCCGCAACTTCAACTTCGATATCATTTTCTGAGAACCCAGCAAGGGCTAACTCAATGATATAGTTATACTCATCCACCTTTCGGATGTTGTATGGTGGATATCCAGTATCTTGTTGAGTAGGGAAGTTCATCAGACGATTGAACATAGAGTCAAATCCTACGGATAGACCCATAAAACGTTCCAAGTCGCCTGCGGTGAAATTTGAGTGATGTGCTAATGTTACCATATTGCCTCCTTATATAAAGCAAGGTTATAAAATAATCCCCACCCCCTAGCACGGGCGATGGGTAAGTTTAAGGTTTCCACTATGGACAACCTCAATCGTGCCAACCCTCTCCTTTGAGGAAATGTGTGGCTCGATGTTTTAAAACAATCCAAATCAATTTTATTAGTGAATTTTCAGCATAACTACCTTCTTTCACTAATAATTTATATTTTGTTTCCATCACTATTTATACTCCATTTTATACCATTATACTAATTTTTAACAGAAATGTCAAGTTAAATAATTGAAATTAATTACTACTCTAACTTTTTCATCTGTACAAGAAGTGCCCCGATGTGGAGTATCTTCTGGAAATGCAATCCATCTATTTTCGACACTTTCTATTTTCGTTCCATCCTCAAATTCAGTATATCCATTATTAGTATTGATATAAAGCTTTTCACGCAATATAATATCATAGAAAGTTCTATGTTTCTCATTGGGTCTTTAATCTTTACTATATTATTAATAATCGTTGTTATTTTAAATTTTACATT